GTCCGCTTTGCCTATTTCTCGTACCCCATTGGTGGACGCTATATTGGCGTCGGCCAAGCGGAATTGGAGTCCTCCTGACATGCAGATGCAACATAACGTGTGGGAGTACGCTCGTAAATTGGTTGACGATTTTATAGATTGGGCCTTTGTGCCTGGTTTTAGAAAAACCATTGGCAGAGCGTATAAGGACAATCCCGTGCCATTCAATGTAACCGATTATATGGCTTGGCGGGCTGGTAAGGATCAAAATTATCGGCGCATGCTGGATGGTGAATGTGTTGGTGAGCTAGTGGAGTTGGAACTCGAGAGGTACGACACCATAATCAAAAAGAGAGTAAAGCCAAAAATGAGTACAGCTGCCCAGCATGAGATAGGGCAAGGGCAAGTGATAGTCAGTTTGTCAAAGAAGGACACTGCTTTGTTCACAAGTTTGTTTCGTGTCATGTTCGAGAGATTTGACGGTGCGTTGCGACCGGAGATATGCAGTGCCGGTAGGTTATCAGATGAAGGTATATCGGATTGGTTGTCTGAGTTTTTGCCTGTGATCAAGGGTTTGCGTGCGATAGAGATGGACTCCGGTAAGTACGATAAGTCACAGCGGCTGTTGGCGCGAATGATAGAGTCGTTACTGTTCATCGAGTTGGGTTTGGATCCCGGTGTTATGGACATTTTCGAGGACTCTTATGTCGGTAGGGTGTCTAGTAAAGCTTTGGGTCTAATGTTCATGTCTGCTTACCAGATGAAGTCGGGGGCCCCGCACACAATGTTGGGCAACCTTGTCTACAACTTTGTGTCTGCTTCCGAGTCGGTAGGAAGGGAGTGCATAGCGGCTATGATAGCTAAGGGCGATGATAATGTCGTTTGGTTGTGGAATAAGGACATGGATCCAGTGTTGGCGGTGCACAAGATGTCCAACTTGTTTAACTTAGAGGTGAAGCTCATCATGGGCGAAGTGATATATTTCAGTTCTGGGTTTATACTGACGTTTGAGGAATTTGCACGGTTTGTACCCGATATTGCAAAGGTTATCGAGCTGTTGGGTGAGAAGGGGATGGACCCGCGTACCAGACCGGAGAGGTACGTATCTTTTAGAGATCGCGTGTCGGCCTATTCTGTTGACCAGGCCATACCCCCTGCGTTGCAGCAGGCTATTCGTCGCAGGATGGATAGACCCGATGCTAACGTTGTGTTGGGGATTGATGCCATTTTGACAGTGGCAGACTCGTACGAGTTGTACTCGGCTGTTGTGGCCTCGTGATGTACACATTTTTTGTTTCTACTTATTGGTCGTCCTATACGGTTGCGTAAGGTTCAGGTGTTTTTCCTGGTAACGAT